TCAGCACCAGATACTAAAATAGGTTCCTCATATCCTACAGGAACCTTTATCATTCCCCCAAACCCACCAAGGCCAGGGACTCTATTTTTAAGATCTTCTACAAACTTATTACCAGCATCTATATCGACACCAGCAGTTTTGTAATCTAATACTATACCTTCTTTCTTAAAATTAAGTGGGTCATCCCATGCCATAGTTATAAAGGAGGATACTCTGATACTAAGTCTACAACATCTTCACCCATTTGTCCACTCTCAAACTCTTCCATCAACCTTTTAACTTGCTTCCTATCAAGTCCAGCAAGTTGCTCACAATTTTCTAGACACTTATAGATACATTCTCGATCACTTATTGGTTCTTTGATTTCCCAACCCTGATCATCATAATATTTCTTACCTTTAGTAAGTTGCGCCTCTACATGAGACAGGTCTTGTTTTTCAGATGGATTTGTATAATTATGCATATGCTTGAGCAGCTAACCATGTAGATAGTCCTAAAGACGTACCCATTATAGTTAGTCTACTCATCCACCACATAATTTCGTGCTTATGTTTTGCCATAATTAATGTCCCATTGGGATACCAGATGCCATAAGATTAGAGATGTTATTCACCTCTTCAGTTACACAGTAATCAACAAAATGAGGATGCTCCTTTAATGCAGGAACATCCTCTTTGGATTTCTGTATTGCTTCATATGCGTCTACTGCATACTCACATATCTCATGATGCTTATGTTGTAAGTCGTGATAACCTACGGTGTAATGCTTTTGTTGCGTTAGGGGCATGATTTTTCAATCCCATACTAACAATATTTATAGCATACATTAGTAATTTTTGCCTAGTTCAGTGTGGACATCCTGACTCTGTTAGAGTATCAACGCACCAAGAACAAACCCTTTAGCAAAAGCAAGACAAAGCATTTGATAATCAGTCAACTTAAACTTATCTTGTATCTTCTTTGCCCATTTCTTATCCCACTCTGCTACCTTATCGAAATACTTCTTCATCTTTTCTATCCTTCTCGGTAAAATTTAACTCAATCCCCTTAAGAGATAAAAGAACTATCTTTGTCTTGGTTAGTTCTTCACTATAAAAAATAACTGGATCTTTTAATGATGGATCTCCACTCATTCTTCATCCTCCCTTTCTAGTTGGAGTTTTCTTTCTAAGAAAAGAATTTGCTTTTTAAGTTCATCCTTTTCTATTTTCAGTTGTTCGATTTCTTGCTCGTAAACAATAATCATTTGTTCTAATCGTAGGACATCATTCTCTAAATCCCAACGTGGTTTGGGATATGGGTTATTCATTTTACTAATTAGTTAGTTATTTAATGTCCTCTTTACATTTTAAATGGAGGTTCTTCTTTCTTAGGTGTAGGTGCAGAAGCAGTTAGATTAAGAGGTGCTTGTTCAATTCTAATAACCTGTGCAGGTGCAGTTTGTGATGCCTTCTCAATCAATTTCTCTAAATCTCCTTTAGATACTCCACCATTAGAACCACCATTACCATTACTCTTACTCTTCGCCGTTTGAACCCCGAAGGTTGCCAATACTCCTGTAAACACCGAAGCTATGAAAGTTGGATCTATATTCTTCTGTGGGAAATTTGGAATAGCCACATAATTAAGAGTCAATATTCCACCCGACCACACCAAAATACCAAGGCGAACAAATGTACTAATGATTGCCATCTGTTCGTCATGATCAGGAACAATAGCATCAGCCATTTTTCCTATAATACCTTTAGGTTTTTCTTTTGTCTCTTCTTCCTTTACTTCTTCAGAAGCTTCTGGTACATCTACCGTCTCTTCTTCTTTTACTTCTTCAGCCATTGTAATAGGGCAACTAACCTATTTAGAAGTTTGGTATTCCTAAACCACCAGATGGAACAGCAGCAGCATCAGGAGCAGTAGGTGCAAGATCAGGAGTACCTATTGGAAGATCTCCTCCTATTCCACCACCTAAAGCACCTCCAGCAAAGCCGCCCATAACTTTCGATTTAACTCCATCAATGATGGAATCTCTATTGACATATACATATACGCCACTAAGGACAACGGCACCAGATAGAGCGAAAGACGCAACAGCAAGTACATTTATAATTTTTTGCATTGTTATTTTTCGAGTGTTTTATTTATAAAGGAATGTTTATATGCATTATAGTAGTCTACAATTCCACTAGTAGTTAGCTGTTTTTCTACCCATTCATCAGCACATTCATAGATTGCTCTATTATTACCTTCATGTCCGAATTTATGTAAGAGAATTTTTAATGCAGATTGTCTTAATTCTAACTTGTGTCTTAATGCAACCTGTTCTTCTAAATGTTTATCAGTCATGATCCTATGCTTGAATAGTTTTTACTTAAAGATTCTATTATATCTTGTCGATTTCTATTAACCATAACATAATTAGGTCCAATATGATCATCTAAACTCCAAGAATAGTATTCAATAAATTCTATTTTATTTGGAAATATTTTACCGATTAAAAAATCTTTATTATAATCATTGTAATAATCTAATAAATGATACTTAGAACACAATGCTGCTTTTCCATATTCAAATTGAATTACATCTATAAATTTTAAATAACTACCAAATCCAGATAAGACCTTGGATTCAAATCCTTCAGTATCAATCTTTAAAAAATAAAATTTATTTTCTTGAAAGATATTTTTAAAGAAAACATCTCCTCTACTTATTTCAATTTGTGATACTTTTGTATGACCTGGACGAAGATCTAATATTGAAGATACACCATTATTACTATGAATATTAATATCAATTACCCCAGTCGTATCCCCCAGAGCAAGATTATATGTTTTTATTTTTGAATTCTCATGAACATTTGAAACTAGTTCTGAATAAGTTTCTACAACTGGTTCAAAAGAATATACTTCAGCCCCAGAAATACTTTGTGCATGATAAGTATATTCTCCAATGTTTGCACCAACATCTATGACATAATCAACTTTAAACTTATCAGATAAATTTTTAATTAAATTGAATTCTCCATTCGTTTTAAAATCATAATTTAAATTTTCATACTTATTATGATACGTTACTGCTAAGGTATCCAACCATTTATATAATGGATGATCTCTATGAGATGCTGCTGCATTTCCTATATCCCAAACAAAATCAGTAATCTGTTGATAATGTTTATCCGTCATAGTCACTTCCTGTTCCTATGTACTCCATAGAAAAAACATCATGATCATCAACATCAGGATCTAACCATTCAGAAAACTCCTGAACAATACAAAATGCATCATCGTGTCTATTCTTTTTAGATAAAAATTCAACTCTATTAAGAGTCCAATCATGTGTATTCTTAAGCGTCTGTTCCAAAGTTTCCATAATTTTTTTTCATATATCGGCCTAGAATGTTACTATTATAGTATGCAGGTTCTCCATTGTCAAGGGACTCCATCAGTACATTATTAAGAAACAACTGTTTAGTCTCTTCGTAATTTACATCTCCGAGTCTGGTGTGAAGGGATAAGATTTCTCTCTTGAACGTTGCGTTTCCAAGTAACTTTCTATCTGAATTAAGTTCGTCAGAGCTTCCATAGTATCGTTTCCAGTCACTCTCAGACGTAACCCGTCTCTTGCCACCTCTAGGCTTACGTTTTTGTTGGAAATATTTTCTACCGATGTATCGTTTACCCGACTGGTTATTAGTAATACAGTAGACGAAACCGAAGAAATCGCCAATATCGTCAGAAGTGAAAGCTGTACCTTTGTAGTACCAGGGATTTTCATAATCGCTCTCACTATTCGATGCCATTTCATAATCTCTTTATATCATTCACGGTTATTTAGATTATAAATTCTTACCACTTCCTCTATAAACTTCTTATGACTCATATGCATAACATTTGGATAAGTATCTTCCCATTTAGATATAGGTATATGTTCTAAATGTTTATATTCATTAGCAACTTTCTCAGTATCAAACCACTTTAAACCATACAATACTGGAATATAATTTACTTCAGTAAACATACCCCATGCACATTTGATGTCTCCAGAAAGTGGAAATCTTCTGTTCCATTTATCCAATAAATTTTGAAGTGAAGGTGTTAACTTAAGATTATTCTTAACATCTTTCCAAAAAGGAGTATCATCTTTCTTTACAAGATAATGTGCTTGAACAAAATCAAACATATTATCAAATATACCATTAACTACTTCGTTACATTCATCAATATTATATGATGGAAGATGATGAACAAAGGCAAACATCTGATTAACAACACTTCCTAATGCAGTTGCTTCCAATGGTTCAATAAAACTTTGTGCTAATCCAACTGCATAACAATTCTTATGCCATGCCTTCTCCATTCTACCAGGATCAAATTTAAAAGTTTTATTGATATTAATCTTATGACCATAAACTCTCTCCATCTCTTCATGTGCTTGAGTTTCATTAATAAATTTTTCAGAGAAAACATATCCATTACCTGTTTTACCTTGAATAGGAATCTGCCAACTCCAACCATAATCCCTAGCAGTTGCTTTTGTATACATGTTATATTCATCCATCTCATCAGTAGTAAATGCCACCGCAGAATTAAGAGGTAAGTATTCTGAATATGATTTCCATTTAGTATTAAATACTTTACCCAATAAAAGTCTAGAAAATCCAGAGCAATCAATAAAGAAGTCAGCTTTATATTCTAATGCACCATTAACAGAAATAATATTTCCACTCTCTTCATCAACATCAGCATGATCTATATCATCAGTAATAATTGAAATACCTTTAAATATACAAAATTCTTTTAGGTATTCATTCAATGCATAGGTATCAAAATGAAATTGATTTGAAGGAGATTGATTTAAATCATTAAAAAAATTAAGAGGAACTTGATTTATAAAAGTTCCGCAAGAACTCATTTCATAATTTGGTCTATTATTAGCAACAACCGATTGTAAGTAAGGAAAATGAGCTCTATATGGTGCAGCTACCTCTCCTATATTATGAAGAAAATCTTCATCTGACCAATTCTCAAAGTAAATACCTAACTTAAAAGTGGCTTTGGTTCTTAGTATAAAATCAAGCATACTAATTCCAACATATTCACAAAAAGTTCTAATCTGTTCTGAGGAACTTTCACCCACACCAACAGTTCCAATCTTTTTAGATTGAATAATTTTTATAGTTTTATTAGGAAAAGATGTCTTTAATATTAATGCTGATATATAACCAGCATTTCCTCCACCAACTACAATAATATCATCAACTTTGTTCATTAACCACCAACTAATCTGTCATAATCATCAGCACTATCAAGTATTGCTTTTTTAAGTTCTTCTAAATCCCACTCTATCTCAGAGTTTGAATCCTGAGAAGGTGTCTTTTTTGACATCTTGTTTGATTCCTCCGACGACATAACTCTCTACCTC